TTGAATCAAGTGTTGCCATCTTTTACCTTTTCCTCATAGAAGCGAAGATTGTTTACTAAACGTTCTTCGTTTGGACTTATCTCTACTGCTTTCCTACCGTGTACTACTGCTGTTTGAAAATCGCCTAGCTGCCAAGCACTGACTGCTATTAGGTCATCTGCCATTGGACCCCACGCCCAAGACTCTGCTAAGAATGTCATTGGCTTAGTGTTATATTCCAACGCTTTCTTAGATACCAGTAAGCACTCATCCCACTTCTTATTAACGTAGTAATAATTAGCAAGGGCTAAGATTGATTCTCGACTTGGATACTCTTCAGTACCCCGCATCAACCATTCTTCTGCGTTACGTGCATCGCACTTAGATAAGATGCGGCACGCTGCGCTTTTCTCTTCTGGAAAGATTGATACTTCTAAGTACTTCTTCAGAGTCTGCGTAGACTCCTTGTACTGCTGGTGGTATGACTGCTCTCGACCAAGGTAGTACAAGTTACGTGAGTCAGGGTTTTCCCGAACTGCCATCTCTAGCATCGGTAAGTACTGACCACGAGATTTTGTCTTATCTTGCAGGTGATGAGTCTCAAAGTTATCAATGCGCTTCTTAACTTCTTCACGTTCTAGATACCACTGCGGTACTTCGTGTATCGGATAGTTCCATCTGATACCTTGACGGCGGTGTACCTTAAAGCCATCAAACTCTGAAGCTACTGAACCATCTTCGTTAAAGGCTTCGATACGTCGGTATGACGGGCGATCAATGCCTTCTTCAAAGGCTTTCTCTAGCGCATCCCGCCAGCCCGGTGTAAGTACTTCATCTACATCTAGGGCTACGCAGTAGTCAGCATCTGCTGGCACTAAAGCCAGCGACGCGTTCCGAGCATCGTCGAATCTAAATGGCGAAACACTGATCGGGATAACCGTAATGCCAAGGTTTCGTGCAATCTCAACGGTGTTATCTGTTGATCCTGTATCGGCAAGGAGGTGGTAGTCGGCTTCTTTAGTGGAGTTGTACCAGCGCTCAACGTGCTTTTCCTCATTCTTGCTAATGGTATAGATGGCAATTTTCATCTTGACAGTATACCTGAAACTATGCTATGTCGCCTACGATCAGAAACGTATTGCTTGCAGTGCAGATAATAGTTGCTGCTGACTTATTGGTTCGCAGCTTTGGCGCTGTAGTTGTAGCACCGACTGAAAGAATAGTTACACCTGAACCCTGAGCGAAGGTCACTTGACCTGCGCCATACTGGGCTACGTGAATCTGATCGTTAGCGCTAAAGACTGACGGTGGCACTGTGACAGTAATGGCAGATGCGTTATTGCAAGTAACCAACTTGTCCTTGTCACCGACTACCAGTGTGTAGGTAGTACCAGTCTGTGTGTTAAATCCTGTTAGATTGTTTCCTGTTGCTCCGGTGGGACCAGTAGGTCCAGTTGCGCCAGTAAGTCCGGTAGGTCCAGTAGGGCCTGTTGCTCCCGTTGCTCCTGCACTGCCTGTAGCACCTGTAGGTCCAGTCGCTCCTGTCGCACCTGCTGCTCCTGTCGCTCCTGTTGGTCCTGTCGGGCCTTGCGCCCCTGTTGGTCCCGTAGGTCCTGTCGGTCCCTGAGATCCAGTGGCGCCTGTGGCGCCAGTTGCTCCTGTGGCTCCTGCTGGACCTGTTGGTCCAGTTGGTCCAGGCACTGTAGAATCGGCCCCTGTAGCCCCTGTAGGGCCTGTAGGACCCGTTGCACCAGTTGCCCCAGTACTTCCTGTAGGTCCAGTTGGCCCAACTAATCCTTGTGGGCCTATTGGCCCTGTAGGTCCTGTGGCTCCAGTGGCTCCTGTGCTACCAGTCGGTCCAGTCGCTCCCGTACTTCCTGTAGGACCTGTAGGTCCTTGTGCTCCTGTTGCTCCAGTAGCGCCCGTAGCTCCTGTGCTTCCAGTGGGTCCAGTGGGTCCTTGTGAGCCAGTCGCTCCAGTAGGTCCGGTTGCACCTTGTGGACCTGTGGCTCCTGTTGCGCCAGTATTTCCAGTCGGGCCAGTAGGCCCAGTAGCACCAGTATCGCCAGTGGAACCAGTGGCACCAGTAGCGCCAGTATTACCTGTTGCACCTGTTGCTCCTATCGGTCCGGTAGGTCCTGCAGGACCAGTTGGGCCTGTAGCACCTTGACCACCTTGTGGTCCTTGGTCGCTTGCAAAAGTTACTGAGACTTGTGGGGTAATGGATTCGATAACAATTATTGTCTCGCTCATACAGTCACCCCAGGAGTCACGATAAATTTACCTTCTAAAATTCTTGTTACTGTCACACCTGATGTAAGTACCAGGTCATAGACATAACGGTTTGGTGTTAGGTTGGTATCAGTTGCGGAGAAGTTAACTGTTACTCGACCATTATTTCCATCAAGAACAATCTTGCCATTGGCAGTTGTCGCAAGAAGTGTTGTACTTGTAGAGTTGCTAAACGGTCTTACAGTCATAGTAGCGGTGTAACCGTTTAGGTTCCAAGGAGTTGAGTCATCTTGGATGACGAACTGGAATGTAAAGGTAGTTGCTTGATCGCAGACTAGATTATATTTCGCACTCAAGATGTGAGCCTTTGGAGAGCAGCGTTTGCAGTGAGGCCAGTAGTACCAGCGAGACGATTGCATATACCGTTGTAATCAAGACGAGCCTTCGCCCCATCCGGGATACCCGCAATGTCATTTAGTACTCCTACTGTGTCTGTGTGATAAAGGGTTACGCCACGTGCTGCAGCCCACTTACGAGCAGCACCTGCTTCATCAAGATATGCAGTGATTGCGGGGTAAGTGCCACCATTGGCGAGCCTGTTTAATTCTGCCACGAGACTTGAATTTGGATTACCTGTTGGCACTTACTTACCTCACTTCTTCTTTTTGCGAGCTACTGCTGCGTTATCTACTAGGTTCGGATATGGTCGTCCGACTGCTTTGGCTTTTGCCTTAGCAGCAGTTTTCTGTGCAGGCGTTAATTTAGTTGACTTCTTCTTTGGGTTCTCTTGTTCCCAAAATGCTTTCTTTTTCATTAGCAATCCCATTTTCTGCGTGCTTTGTTTAATCTACTATTAGGATCTTTTGCAGCACTAGGAAACATTTTGGCTTGTCCGGCAGATCTAGCGCAAAATGATTTGCGCCTTGCTGCTGCCTTTGGAGACGCCTTGGCTTGCTTTGCAGAGACAGGCGGTTTTAGATTGCTACCTTGTGCCTTTGCTGATGCACGACCCTTAGCGTTAAGACCGCCTTCAGGGTTCTTACCTTCTTTGCGTTGCCACGCTGGAGTCTTAGCCATTACTTCTTCTTCTTTGACATACCTGCTTCGCTAAGTGCGATAGCAATAGCCTGCTTCTTAGACTTAACTACTGGACCCTTTTTGGATCCAGAGTGAAGAGTTCCTGACTTGAACTCCTTCATTACTTTCTTGACCTTAGCTGGCTTCTTGTTCATTACTTCTTCTTGCCCATCTTCTTAGCAACCATCTTAGCCTTTGGACCGTATTCCTTCTTACGCATTGCTGCTGATTCGGTTTTCTCGTGCTTCTTCTTTGCTGCCATTGATGAGTACTTCTCGCCTTTAACTGACATTATTTTTTCCTCGCGTTCTTGCAAGTTGCACAACTGCACTTGCATCCTTTTTGTGGTTTACCAGCCTTGCACTTGCATCCGCATTTAGCGCACATTACTTCTTGCCACCGACGCCTGTAGAGATTGACTCGTAAGTCATATACTTGCGGTTGCTATCGAACTGCTTGTCTGCTGAAGGGTAGTATTCTGCCTCTTCAACATTCTGGACAATAACTACTTTTTTGTCTGCCATTTGTTACTCCTTGTATGTGAGGTTAGTTCCATCAAAGGCTTTGCCACCTTCGTTGGAAATTCTGACTGCCGCATCAATATCAGGCTGTCTAGTAGAACGCGGTTCGATACCCTGACGCACTGCGTCGTAATAGGCACCAAGTTCTTTATCGTGAGCCTTTGTGCTCTGGATACCACGACTGCTTGCTGCCCCTGCGCTCATCTCTAAGCCCATTACCTTGCAGCCAAAGCAGTTGGCTACTTCTTCAGGATGTGTCTCTAGATGCTTCACTAGGCCACCGGTGTTAGGTAAGCGCTGTAACCAGCGTCAATAAGAACTTGTGCTTCAGCATCAGTTAGCGTGTAAGCGTGACCACCGAGGTAGTAGGTGTCAGCGTTTGCCAAGTCATCCTGATAAGGAGTTCTGCTTTCAGTAACGGTAGAACCGTTTACTAGAAGAGTTACTCCGCGTGGAACATCTGTAAGGAATGATGGAATAGCACCTGTGTAAGAACCACCTGCTAGTGGTCGCCCCGCAAGGCGAGCATAGGGATTGAAGTAAGTGCTATCGCACCAAGTTTCATTCTCCCAAGGTGTTACAAGTGTGTATGCCATTGTATTCCTTTCGTTGTGATGGAGGCAGGTTTGACCCTGCCCCCACCGTTGCACTATTAGTTAATAGATGAAGCTGACTCAATGCGATAGAGTGCTGCTTCACGGAGGCGTGCAAAGCCACCCATATAGTACCAACCGATGGTACGGAAGCGACGGAGTGCATCAATCTCTGGACCAATGATGGTTGAGATGTCTTGACCCTGTGCTTCAGCAAGTGCTTCACGACCAGCGATAACAGCCTTGTAGACGTTAACTGATCCTGAGTTTGCAGCGTAAGGCACACGTGGTGTCTCAACTACAAACGCACCTTCGATTACGCCAACTGCACCAGCCACGAATGGTGTGCGGTCTACGTACTGTGTCAATGCCTGGAATCCGCCAGTGCCTGATTCGGCACGGAGGTCAGCAGCCTGACGTGGGTGTAGGTATGCAGCGTACAAGTCATTGATACGTGGCACAGCCTTGTTTGTGCGAAGCTGAGTTACAGCCTCACGGATATCAGCAACAGCCATTGTCATCGAAGATGTAATGGTGTTGGTTGTTGTAGCAGTTCCTGCGTAGATGACGTTTGAGCCACCTGTGAGAACTGTTGCAACTACAGAGTCAATAGAGTCTGCTGAGTTGTAAGCGATGATGTCAGCAAGTGCTGAGTCAACATCGTTGAATGAAGTTAGGTTCAACTTCTTAGTTGTTGTTACTGCTGAACCGTATTCGTTCAGAGTTACTGTAACCTGATTTGGGTTACCTAGTGCAATGCTTGATACATCTGATGTTTCTGTCAATGTAGATGTTGCTTGTGCAAGATCTGAATAGATAGAGAACACAACTGATGAACCTGGCATCGCCTGTTGTACTGGCTTGACATCTGCAATGGCACGCATTACCGGGATGCTACGAAGAGCCATACGAACGTATTGATCGTATGCGGTTCTGACGAGGTTGCTAATGTCCGATGTTCCGGTTAAGGAACCTGCTGGAATTGCCATTAGGTGTTACCTTTCGTTGTTGTGGAGGTTAGAGTCCAGATTGCCTAATAATGTCGTCCAGCTCTTCTTTGCTATTAGCGTTCATTAAGCGAGACATAACATCGGCTCCGCGTTCAGGTGACATACCTGCATCTGCGGCTCCGGTCATACGCTTATACGCAGCAATATCTGCTGGATCTGCATTAGGTTGGTTCTGGTTCGACGAGAGTTCAATGCCGAATACATCTGCATTGGCCTCTAGCCATTTAGACACCGACTCTTCAGTTGGGTCAATGTCCTGTGGGATAAATGAAGCGATCTTCTGATTTACCCCGCGAGCTGCGAGGGCATCCTTGATTGTTCGCTCGCGTTGGCCCTTGCTCAAGGTTTCAAACTGGGAACGAAGTTCCTGTAGTTCTTTATCCTTTTGCTTGGCTGCTTTGCGTAGTTGTTTTACAAGGTCATTCGACGAATCGTTTGTAGTGATATCGTCGTCTTCATCCTCGTACTCGTAATTGGACATAGTCCATCTCCCTATCGTTAGTTGATTTCGCCAGCCTCATATCCAAATGGGGGTTTGGTATGGCTCTGACTCCTGGTCTTACTACACTCCATTGGGCCAGTCGTTCCAATGGCAGGTCTGTTATAGGTTGCCGGCTCGTTCTTGATTTAGAGCGCCTTTTGATGCCCCAGCTTTAGCGCTAAACGTTGCTTTTTCTAAACCAACAAGTTCTTTGCGCTGCTTACGTGCAGCGGCTGCGCCTTCAAGATTAAATACTTCTTGTTCGGCTTCCATCTGTCCGTATGTAGGGCGGTTGTAGAACTCAGATAGTTGGCTAGCGCGTGGCGCAGTTTCTGCTACTGTCTGGAATCCAGTCGTAGCCTGCTGTTTAGTTACACCGTAACCTGCAAGCATCTGTGCTCTTGCCTCTGATGCTGCAATCTGCTCTGGTGTCTTACCAAGGCTTAGTCCTGCAGCGGCTGCTGCACCACCGATTTCAGCTGCAGTTACCTTACGCTGAATATCCTTGAGTGCGTTCTTAGGATCAAGGCTGTAAGCCAAGATATCGCCATTAGTAATAGCATCACCGTAGAAAGCCTTGAGAGTATCAAGTACCTGTGGGTTAGCCTTTAGTACTCGGTCTTGTGCGGTAAGAATACGGTTCTCAAGTTCTACCGGGCTAACATCGCCAGCCAAGAACTTTTCAAAACCTACTTGCTTACCAGTTGTGTCCTTTGAGTAGTAAGACTCCGGTAATCCATAGTTACGCATAACATTCTGGTACTGGTCTTCTAATGCAATATACTCGGCTGGAGATAGGGCAGATAATCCTTTGGCAATTCTTTCCTTATTTGCAGCAAAGCGATTTTGGTAAGCTGGTTTATTTTGTAGTTCAATAGAAAATTGCGATGGTGACACATTAGACTGTAAAAGGTATTTGATGTCTTCTACTAATCCACTTAATCCGTACTTATTAAACTCATTGTAAAGAATGTCATAAGCAGACTGGCGATCACGGCGAGATGCCTCTGCAATACGATCTGCCTCTTGCTTTGCAAGAAGGTCTTCAGTTGTGGTAGTCGCTGTAGTTTTAGTTACAGTAGGAGTACCAGTTTTGAATGGTTGAAATACCTGTTCTGCTTGCTCAATAACTACGTTGCCTGATGCGTCACGACCGGCTAATGGGCCAGAAGTGTATACACGCACCTCTTCACCAAGGTTATTGGTAATCAGTTTAGTGGGAGCTATAGTGCCTTCACTTAGGCGTGATACGTCTACTCTTGCCATCATTTACCCCATAAATCCGAAGTCTTTGAGTACAGTCTTGGCAACATCTGCCGCCTCTGCACGTGCTTGGTCTGTGTATTGCCAGCGATTGTCTTTGCGAAGCGCTCTTTGGTATTCGTATAAAGACATTTCCTTATCAGGCCCAATAGCCATACGTAACGTTGGGTCATCAAGGCTAATGGAGTTCGGGTTAATCTCTAGTGTCTGCGCCAAGATACTGCGGTAAGGAGAATAAACAGTAGATAGATCTACGCCTGAATCAACAATCTGCTTTACTGAGTCTGGCATACCAAGGGCTGCTGTTCTACGGATAGTTGTCTTGATAGCATCAATATCTTCGCCAGCCTTTAGGCGCTGTTCAAAGGTTGCTAACTGATCTTCGTCTAGTCTTAGACCATTAGCCAGTGCTGTTCTTGTAAGGTCTTGGCGTACTCCAGCTGCTGCACTTTCTTCCGCTGTTTTCTTCTTGGCTTTAATTGCATCAAGTTCTGTCTTAAACTTGCTATCCTTTTGAATAGTTTCAATAAGGAATTGTTGCTCATCTAAACCACCGGTAACCTTAGCAGTTGTCTTACCGCCTTTAGTTACATACTGGGTGCGAGTAGCAGCCTTTTCTTGTGCTGCTTTAAGTTTGTTAGAAAGGAACGCAACTTCCTGTGGTGTGGCTTCTCGACCGACTAACGCTGAAACTACATCTTGGATTGCACCGGCAGCCTTAGTAGGATCCCATATCTGGATATCCTCGCGGATAGAAGGTGCTCCAGTTTCAGCACTAGGAGTAAACTCTTGTGTTAAGTATTCTCTTACGGTAAAAGTTCTGCCAAGTTTTGCTGACTGTAAAGCAGTTGCCTGTGCTGCTGCTGCGTAAGCAGTTGCTAATTTATCGGTGTATTTACCACTGACCGATATTCTGTATCCAGCCTTTTTAAGAAGTGCTGAAAGTTCTTTACGATCAGCATCTGTCATATTGTAAAGATCTACAGCGGTTGGATCTATGCTTGACTGTGCTTGGTTCCCAGACTTAAATCCACCGTATGGATCTGGGGTGGTTGAAGACATAGTGGATACAGGTGGGATATAACCATTCTTCCAGTTGTTAAAGAAGCCAGTCTCTGCCAATTTAGTCTCCAATTAGTCTTGAAAATAGAACATTGTACGCATCTTCTGCGTTAGGGTTCTTAGATGCGATTTCCTGAAGTGCAAACTTTGCGTTCTGCTTGAGCAAGTCCTTGTAAGCAGATGCTGTTGCACTTGAACCAACGACTAGATCACGACTATAGATATAGTTATCGTAGATCTCAGACATCTTCTTCAGCGAGTCAAATGCTGCAGGATCTGACTTGCGAGCCAATGCTGCTTGTGGCCCTTCGATCATATTCTGCAAATCTTGGTAAGCAATCTGACGTGCTCTTTGACGCTCAGCACCTTGACCTAGTTCAGCCTGAAGCACTGGTCGAGCACCCTTAAACTGCTTTGACCAGGTATCCCACATAGTTTTCAACTGTGTCTTTTGAGCATCGTTATAGGTATTAGCAAGTTCCTCTTCGTAAGAGTCTTTTTGCTGGTAATAGAACTGTACATCACGAGCAGATTGAATATCTTGCAAGTGGTCATCTAGAGTCTTGCTGAACTTAATACCAGACTTGAATAGCAAACGATAAGCATCAAAGTCAAAGTCGCCTTCTTTTGGCATTAAGAATGGTGCTGCTGCTGGATAGGCGTTAAGCAACTTCTCGTTCTTATCAATCCAGTTTACAGTCTTATCAACTGCACGTACCACTGGCACCACATTGTCATCTGATTCAGATACAGTGTATGGCATCTGGTCTGGAAATAAACGGATCCATTCTTCTGTAGCTTTATCAATACTGCCGTTGTACTGTTTGATAAGGTTATTAAATACCTGTTTGAAGTTAACGCGCTGGTTTGCTCTGGCCCATTCAGCCATATCAGACTTGAGTGTTATCTGTGGGGAGGCTGGTGCAAAGAAACCAAATAGAAAACGCATAGCAAGAACAGTGACTGTAGCAGCGCCAAGTCTTTCTTTGTGTTTCATTAAATCTGCTGGTGAAGGTGGTATCCATTCACCGGTTTGTGGATCAAATGTTGGCTTTAGACCGTGTCCTGTAGCCTCAATATATGTTGCTCCCTTACGGAAGGCTGAAGCATACTGGGACTGGCGTTCATTACGATCTAGGGTTGCTATAAATCTAGTCAAGTGTGCAGGGAATATAGCGTTGACCATTGGCTGATCCTCAGCGTATGCACCAAGAATTGCTTTCTCAAATTTATCAAGAGCAGGAACTGCATTAAATACAAACTTCATTGGTATTGCTGCAATAGGACCAGCAAATGTTGGGAACAAAGAGTCTGGATTCATAGAAGGGGTAAGCATCTTTAACTTGCCACCGAACTCAACTGGCATAGGGGCTTGGAAAGCCTCTGGTGCGCCAAACACTTGTGCTACATCGCTCATTACCTTGTATACAGGAGTTAACCCTGGATAGAAGAAGTATGGTTCGCCATTATCGTCTTGCTGTACAAAACCTGAGTGGGTTACACCTTCGTATGTAAGAGACAAGCGACGCAAAGACTCTGGGTTGTATCGAACTGTGCGATATACACGACGATAGAAGTCTTCAGTTGCACGATAGAAGCGTGCAAAGTTACGGCTAGCCATAGCCAACTGGCTACGAACTGCAGGGTTATCTACGAAAGCAAGAACTCTATTCTTTGCTAACTCTTCAGTAATAGCAACGATTTCTTTCTTTGCGTTTGTTAAAGCAAACTGAAGATCATCACCATCTAGACCTTCTGTAAGAGCGTTGACAAAGCGTTCTTCAAAACCAGACTCTGCCATTTCCTTGCGGATACGAATCATCTCGTTAATAACAATAGGTTCACGTGAGAACCGGGCATTAGCCTCACCCATTGCATCCCAAGCCTTATCAGTTAGGCTAACTGCGAAGTTGCCGGTATCTGATACTGGAACCAATGTTGGGCCTGAGATAAACTCTGGAGTTAACTCTACACTCATCTTGTTAGGTAGATCTTCAAGGCTGAGGTTCTTAGTAGAGACTACTATGTTACCCTTTTTATCAACAAAGCGAACCTTATTAAGAAGGTCCATATTGATATCGCCGTTACGCTTTGAGTAAAGGTTACGAACTGCATCGTATGCCTTCTTAGCGTGGACATTTATATTGCCGCCTACTGACTCATCATAAAGCTGGAAGCGAGAACGTTCTTTTGGAGACAGGTTGCGGAGATACTCACGCATTGCTTCCAATGCTTTAGGTTCATCATCAAGATTCTGTACTGCTATCTTTGCAAGATCATCATTAGATGTAACACCTAATTGAACAAGCCAAGATATGCGACTCTGCTGGTTTGCTACAGGGTTAAATTCAGTAAACGCTTTATCGCCCATAGCCTGCTTGTAAGCAACGCCATCAATTTCGATAGCTGCCATCTTGCCGAACTGAGCAGCATCATTAGTGGCAACTAAATACTGGTCTGCACCGCGAAGGCCGTTCTTACCACCTTCTGCAATAGCGCGAAGAGTATCATCAAGGTTTCCATACTTAGCAATTTCTGCTAGGTATTCTGAACCCTTCTTGTCAACTACGCGACCAAGACCATCGTGAAGAATGGCATCAGCCATAACTTGACGTACTTCTTGTGGAGTCTGTGCTTTTGCAACCTGACCTGCATACTTCTTTAGATCTTTGCGACGAACTAATTTATTAAGTACGCCTACTTCGCCTGCTTCAAGATCAAGAGTAAGAGCCTTCTTGCCAACTTCTTTTAGTTTATCTTCTGCAGTTAAGCCTTTAGAAAGACGAATACGTGTTGAAAGAGCACGGCCCTTTACAATACCAAACGCTGAATCACCTACTGCTAGGTGCATCATTAAGTCTTCAGTAGCGTTACGAATAGCAAATCGAGGACCTGCAAGAGTTCCAATAACCCAAAGAGATAAGGTTTTATCTACCCAACGGTGGTGTGATAGACCCATTATCTTGCCAATAATACCTGAGCGTACAGATAGGCGATCTAGATCAGTAACAGATGGAACTGCAATACCAGATGAAAGTTGATATGGAAACAAAGCAAGTTGCTGTTCACCGAACTGTGCAGGGTTGCCCTTGTTTACGCCATCTACAACGATATCTGCTGCGTACTTCTTCTCAAGCCCACGCCCGGCAAACTGATCCATATAGGAAGCGCCTGCTTTAGTCTTAGATACGCCACGAATTTCTGCGACAGTATTCCAAAGACCGGTAAAGATCTGCTTGCGTTGACCTTCGCTACCAGCATCAAATGCTTCTGCAATCATCTTGCTGTGATAACGTGAGTTAGCAAGGCGTGCTACGCGGTATACCTGAGTTGTAGCAGTAGGAGACATAACATCAAAGAAACCATCTTTGAAGTATGGGATAGCAGTAAACTTTGCAGCGAATCTATCAATGCGACCTTGAATAGCATCAAGTGGCATACGGATAGAACCAGTAGGCCCCTTGAACTTGGAGATAAAGCCTTCTAGTTCTGCGATCTTTGTAGGATCGTTAGTTAAACCTGTTGCGATATCAGCGTATTGCGGTTCTGTTCCATACAAAGCTGCAACAATCTTACGCCCAGACTTGTCAATGTTAAATACTTTGTCTGCTCCGGTGTAGATTGCGATGCGTGCTTTACGTGCTGCATCTAATCGAGGTATCAATGGAGTTTTGCGAGCAGGTTGTCCTGTAAGAATAGTCTTAACATCAATGATGTTTGCTAGATAGTTCTTAGCAGTAGGTGCATCCTTAACGCCAGCCTTAATAAACTCATCAATAGCAGCAGGTCCAAATTCTGGAGCGATACGCTTTAGTTTAGTAGTGGCCTCAGTTGCTGCAACAATGTTTTTAGATGCACGAGCAGACTTGAGGTTATCAAGTTCCTTGCCGTATGTATCAAAGAAACCAACTACCTTTGGGTTGGTAAAGGCTGCATCTAGTTTTTTAGGATCTCCAACGATCTTAAGTAGCGCATAGTTAGCTGCGTCGTAAGCCTGCTTTGCTTTACCAAGAATAAGTGTTGGATCTGTGTACCAGCGAAACGCTGCATCACCGACGCCAGAGATACCCTTATATAAAAAGCCTGTTCCTTCTAAGGACTCAGGAAGAATTGCGTTAGCAAGTTCACGGCCCGGTGAATACTTTGCTGCAACTACAGCATCGTAAGCATCTTGGAATAATGGATCTTTCTTCTGGTTTGCTTTGGCAGCAATTTGCTTTTCTGCTTCAGTACCAGTAGCAATAATTTCATCAAGCGGAATACCAGATGCTGCTTTGATTGCAACGCTTACGCGATCTGGTGTGTACTTTACCTTGGCCTTTTCAATCCGAGTCGGATCATAGACCAAATCACCTTTGTCGCCTGCGGCATCCCAAGCAGTCTTTAGCCCAGATAAACCTTTTAATTGGTTTCCAGGTTGTGCTGCCTCTAGTTGAGCACCAACTTTACCAAAACGGTAAAGGCGTGTCATAAAGTCAGATGCTTCTTGCAAGCCAGCAAGTGCAGTTCCACCTGTGTAATGCCAGGCACTACCCCAGAAACCACGTTTCTTTTCAGGTTCTTGTCCGTTAAAGGCAACAAGTGCTGATTGCTGGTCTGCAGGAAGCTGGTTATACTTTTGCTGCGCTTGAGCAGGAGGTAAGTCTAGTAAAGACTTGTGAGTATCGAGCAAGTTTGAAAGAGCATCAACTTGTTTCTTTTCATTAGGATTTAATTGAGCCTGAGTGCCAGCAATTTTTAGGTTTGTGCTAGGCATTAAAGTCCTCTAGATGCGGCTTGCTGATAAAGTATTGTTATTTCACCTGTGGTGTCAAAGGGAAGTAGTTTGGCTAGGGTATCGGAAAGTTTTTCTGTAGTTTTACCAAGCATAAGTGCGTTGGATCCTGGACCCATACCGACATCTACACCTGCAGTAATTGGTTCATCAGGGCGCTGTGTTTCTGCAAACAGTGAAGTCACTGGTGTAGCGGGTGTTGCAGCAGTTACAGGTGTTGGTCGAACATCTGGAGTAGACGCAAGAGGTGCGCCAGATTTAATCTCCTGTGTTTCTTTACCTTCACCATAGGCAATAGAGCCTAATTTCATTTCTGGTGTTCCTGAATCTGTGCGTGCTGAAAACTTGCCAGGACCTGAAGCACCGGCGAGTGGACCTCTAGCCATCTGTTTCCTCCTGTAATGTTTCTAAATCTTGTGACATCTTTTCCCACGCTTTGTGGGTCTGAGTTGTTCTATTAGAATGATAAATGCTGAGTTCGTATAGCGACTCAAATAATGTTTGTATTACTTGCGATAAATTAAAAAGTGTTTCCGTTAATATAACGAGCAGATCTGTCCAGCGTACAGGGCGACGTATCTTGTCATCTTCCATCACCCTGTACACCTTTCAGTAGTTATTAAGCCTTCTTGCCTTTGCGAGCTGGTCCGGCATAACCGAATTTTACTTCGCCGCCTTTTACTGATCCTGCCTTAGTGTCAACCTTAACTGGCTGTACTGGAGCTGGAGCGTGTGATCCTTTGTTCATTTTTGCACCTCCTTCGGTTACGCTGCACCGGTAATACCGGCTAGTAGTGTGGCTATATCAGGTTTTTGACCAGCAGCAGGGGCCGTACCACCTTGTTCTTGTGGAGGTTGCTGCGAGGCAGGGGCGGGGGCCGCACCTGCTGCTGGAGACATAGGAGGCATACCTGGTGCTTGCATCTCAGGTTGCGCTGGTTGTGCTGGTGGAGTGAATACTTTTTCTACAATGGACTCTAGTGAAAGTCCCTTTTGACGGCCTGAAATAACTTCAGCAATGCGAGTAACAACTTGTGTCGGGTCTTGACCCTGTGCCGCCATCTGCGGGATCGCTTGCGCGTACTGTGCGACCGCGATGCGTAAGGAGTCGCGCATCTCTTCAATATCCACGCGCTGTTCTTCTTGCGTAACATTGATCTCTACCGGTAACTCACGACGTACGTAATCTCTGGATACGAGCTTATCCGAACGCATCTGAAGTAAAGCGATGACAGCGCGATTAGGATCCATACCAGACATAATGCCATAGCGAACATCCACGCCGTACTCACCCTTGATGTCGCGGGATGGTATGTACTTAAGTGTATATGGGGTTCCATCGTCTGTTCCCTTGATAGTCTTCATAATGCCGCCGAAGATCTTTTCATCTACTTCAAAGCAAAGACCGATAAGTTCTTCAAACAGACGTGCAAACTGTGCTTGCGCTGCTTTGATCTGTGTATCGAATCCAGCCTGTAGTGCTTGCACACCACGACCAGTAACAACAGATGCGTCAATTTGACCAGAGCGTGATTCAGGATAACGAGCACCGAGACGAAGTTCGCGCTCTAATACACCTGACTCAGTAAAGACACCAGCAGGAAGTTCAAGACCTACACGACGGATACCTTGTGGATTAGCAGAACGCATAATCGCATCAGGGCCGAGTGCAAGTTCTTGTACATCTTGTGGAATAGCAATAGGTGCTTGGATTGACTTCTCAGCTGCTTGGATCTGCAAGATAGCAAAACGAGCACGAGCGAGTTGTACAGCCAAGACATCATCGAACTGACCACGTGCTTGATTGTCCAGTGATGGGCGAATACGAACACGGGCTAAACACTTACCTACTGGGTTTGGTACACGAGATAGAACCAAGTTATTACGATCTGGCAAGTAGATAAGATCTTGCTCTGCATCGTGGTAACGGATCATCGTCATATACGGAGATCCTGGTTGGAAGTTATTCTTCTTTAGGATCTGGTCTGCAAACTCTGGGAACTGCGCTGATAAGGTATCAGCATCAGACATAATCAACTGGGTCAACGAGATCGTACGACCGAAGCGGTCAATCTCTGGGTAAGCACCCGTTGGGTCAATCATACGGATACGAGGATTGTTGTTCTCGTAATCCATTTCAACCATACCGATAGACATACCGTAGGTGTTGTACCAATCAGCGTTGTTATAGTTCTGCAACGCTAGGTCTGAGAATGAAACGTAATAGTTTGCGATACGGGTTCTAGTATCAGCAGCTTTGCGCTGAGCATCTGAAACCATATTGGTTGCTGAGCAGTTAAAGGATGGCATTGGTGCGCCGGCTTCAGCCAAGTCACGTGCTGCAACGTCAATGAAGTTAGCAACTAGCGGCTTTGGGTAATCCTCGGAGAACATCGAAGGGAATACTTTGGACAAGTCTCCCTGACGTACAGAGAGAACGTCGCGCATACGCTGATCGCGTGGGGCGTACTTGGTACGCAAACGCGCTAGCTTCGCGTCAATCTCTTTAACTGTTAGCACTCTATGTCCTTAGTTAGATGAATGTTTTATTCTGCTCTGCGAGCATTTGGTCAATGTTAATTACTACTCGCTTGCCCATCTCACGACGAGATAGGAATGGGTTCTTTAGATGGTGGCTGGCGTACTGACCGTAGTTGAGCATCTCGCGTGCTCGGATTTCACAGAACCAAAGTGCCATCACGATATCTGTTTTACCCTTAGTGGTAGGTGTCCACGTAATCAACTGCTCGATAAGAGCCTTGACGTTTTCAGTCTGGTCACTAGGTAAATGTATTAAGTTATCTCGGTGGTGCTTGCCATCGGCCTGCTTAGTACCAAAGAGCGTTGCCATAGATGCCACACCGAAGCCAGAGTCCCACTTATTAGAACCAGTGTGGTGTTCTTTTAATAGAACGCCGCGACTTGATAAAAATTGACGGATGCCTTCATCCTGAGTTAAGAAAGCCTGAAACGCGTTCTTCTCAATAATCCATTCACTCGGTGAATAGAGCGAAGTCCAGTTAAGGATAATGTCGCGGATCTGCTGTGGCGATGGTCTAGTAACCTTCATCACGTCTACGATGTAGCGCTTATTAGTGGAGCGATCAATCGCGTAACAGACCGCAGCGGTATCGCCGACAATCGCCGGATCCATACCGCAGATAATAGAAAAGCCACTTAAATCTTTTGGATGTCCGGGGCTGCTTGGTTCCAAGCGCCCTGCTTTACGCATACCGTCAATCGAACCCTTAACACATACAGGATCAAAGGCGGCGTTTTCGGAAACATCTTGTTGCTGATATACCAAAGCCCAGGTACTAGCATCCATCGCTTGGCGTTCGTTATATAAGTTACGACCAGACCAACGAGGATATAGACCGTCTTCGTCTTTATCGGCTTCTAGTTGTCCATCAAATGGAGCATCTGACTTAGGCCATAAGGTAATCCACTTGTCAGGATCTTCGTGTGGTTCAAGAAGGGCCGGCATCGCAAGATACTTCCAAGGAACTAAGCCACCAGGGTAGCGATCCTCAGAGCGTAGCTCGCGGTATAGATCAACGGATGCCACACGGGTACCGATAACGATCAATTTACCAGTAGGGTTCAAACGAGATCGCACGTCTTGGGTTAACCAGCGGATCTGCTTTTCAAACTCATTAGCGTTCTTTAGAGTCACCGCGTCGTCTACGATAATCATATCTGCGCGTTTACCGTAGATCTGACCGCCGATACCGACGGCCTCGATGTTCGGGTCTTTTTCGCTAGACTCGCGGAGTTCATCACCGAAGGTGACACGGGTTGCCTGCCAAGAGGCTGTCTTAGAGTTAAACCCTACGCCAGCAGCATACGCACTTTGTAGATCAGAGTACATTGGGTGTGTGAGACGTTGCTTGATGGCGTAGAGAAAGTCAGCAGCTAGTTGCTGCGTTTGGGATACAATCAATACTCGGAAGTTCGGGTTCTGTGCAACCTTCCAAGTCACATAGTCAACCGTGATCGTAATGGACTTGGCGTGGTTTGGTGGGATGTTGATAAGCACACGGTTTGAGGCTAGACCTGGTTCATACTTCATCGCCGGGTGTAGCCACGAAGGTTCACGCCCTTCGATCACATCTACTAGGTTCTGTTGATGAGGAAAAGTCTTGGAGTGCAGGAAGCGTTGACGGAACTCGGCAAAATCAATATCGTGAACGTCGCCGGAGGCGAAAGACTTTTCTTTCAGTCCTAGCCTAGTACGGTCAATCTTATCTGCAAAAATCTTATCTGTGCGGCGGTAGTACTCATAAGTCTTCATAGACTTACCAGCCGAACTACAGGCCGCGTCTATGGTCATACCTTCTGCTACAGCGCCAAGGATAATTCTCTTGGCGATGTCTGCGGAGTTCTCTGCCACGTAATGCCCCCTACTAGAGCGCCGCGAGAGGCGCGAATCATTTCTTTATACTAGGTTGGGGAATATCATCTACTAGGCGTCTGGGTTAGATAGAACTATCCCCACTAAAAAGCGCCCGCTAGCGTCGGGTTTAGCGCCCGAACGAGCCACAGCGAAGTGAGGGGTAAGTTGGTACTCGGCCTAGGGGCCTCGTAAGAGGCAGCCATACGGTCGCAAAGCAGATCACTGCTGAGCTTTGCTCCCTACTATACCTAAGGCGGGAAATTAAGGCCATTTCCTGTTTTCGGCGTGTGACGTTAGTCACATATACTATAAGTCCTGCTCAGACGGGGGTACGGTACCGGATCTTACACGGTTTAACTTTAGCAAATATATTTTTCTGGGGTACATAACATACATAGTCACGGATATTAACAACGGGGGGTGCGTTTTCTGCGCGGGGCGGGGCTAGACACGGCGGGCGGTTATGTCTAAGGTGTTGTTGTAAAGTATTTTGGGGCGGTC